AGCCGGCGTGCACCAGCGCACCATTGCGGTACAGGCGCACCGTGTTGGGCGAGCCGATGACCAGCTCCACGCCCACCATGTCGCCCTTGAGCACCAGCGGCAGGCCAGAAGCCACCGTGGCGCCGCCCACGCGCAACGTGCCGGCGGCCAGGTTCCAGCCGATGCCGCCAGCAGAGCCCAGCACGGCCGACAGCGACGCGCCGGCGTTGACCACGCCCACGACCGCCTGCAGGGCATCGTCACCCCATACGGCGAACTCCACGCCCACCGTGCCAGCGTCTTGGGGAATGTCCGACCGCGCCGTGCGGTTGATGTCGGCCGCCGCCGTCGTGGCTAGGGTCAGGCCGCTATCGCGCGCGGACAGCGCCGGGCCGATGGGAACGGCGGCGAACCGCCCGAAGGTCTCACTCATAGGGAATCGAACCATGCCTGCGCGTCGTCCTCGTCCAGGACGGGCACCAGCGAGTCGAGGTAATCGGCCAGCTGGCGTTTGGTGCCGGCCGGGCTGTGTGCGGCGACGGTGTAGGCCACAAGCGCGGCGGGCTTCTGGTGCAGGCTCACCGGGTCAATGGGGTTCCGCTTGTGGAACTCCCACATCTCCAGGAACTGGCGCCGCGACATCGTGGCGCGCAGCTCTTGGACGGGCCGGTGGTACGTCACGGACAGGACGCACCAGAACCACTCCTCGCCCTTGCGGCTTAGGCGTTTCCCGCCTGCTCCGCCGCCGCAGCCGCCTTCTCACCGAAGCCGGCGTGCTTGAGCGCCACGTCCTGGAACTTGGCAGCAACCGGCGGCTTCAGGCGCGCAGCGTCCTCCACCGACATGATCGCCTTGCCATCGGCATCGCAGATGGTCGCCGCGATCAGCTTGGCGCGGTCGCCATCGGCCCACAACTTCCGGAACTCCGCGTCGGGCAGCTCACGAACGCAGAACTCAGCGGTCACGCCGGGGCTCAGTTCGATGGTGTCCGGGCGCACGTCCGGCGAAGCGAACATGCCCAAGTCCTGGAAGGCATTCAGGAGGGACTTCGTGACGGTGGTGTCGATCACCGCCGGGGTAGTGGTTTCGTTGGTCTTGCTCATGGCCGTTTCCTTGTACTGGCGGCAGACCGTGCGGGCCGCGCACCGCGAACACGCGGAGGTTCCGCACGATCTGCCAAAGAGAAGGCCCGCCGAAGCGGGCCGGGTGCATGCCGTAGGTGCCGGTTACGGGCCGGCCGGCGGGCGGTGCGTGGTGACGGCACCGGAGCCGCGGATGGTGATGGTGGCCTTCCACACATCGTTGTCCTGGCTGGTGACGGCGAAGTTCTGCACGAAGCCGTCGAACTGTTTGGACAGCACGTCGGTGGGCGGGGTGATGATGCCGCCGACAGCAGCCGGCTTGGCCGCACCCTCGGTTTCGGACAGCGGCGCAGTGACGAGCCAGTTCACGACAGCACCGGTCTTGTGCAGTTCTTCCAGCTCCTCGTGATCCACGCTGTCGTAGATGATCTCGATGCTGGTGCTGCCGGTCTGCTTGCGGCCTGCAACGAACTGATCCCACTCGTCGTCATAGTCCGAAATGTCGATTTCGGAGGCCTGACCATCGGGGAAGCCGACGCTGCGCAAGCGGGTGACCTTGATCACTTCGGTGGCCGCGATGGCGACGAACAGCTGGGAATGCTTGGATTTGATTACCTGACCCATGGGGTTTCCTTGTATTGCGCCCGTCGCCGGGCATGAAAAAAGCCCCTTGCGGGGCCGGTGGATTGCCGTTGATTCGGTCAGCGCAGCTGCAGCAGCCGCGCGTCGAACGAGATGCCGTAGGCGCCCGTCTCGTCGTCGTCCGGCGGCGGGTTGTAGGACTCGATACTCCCGCGCCGCTCGATCTCGTCGCGGATCACCACGGCGGCCGCGTTGGCTTCGGACAGCGCGGCGCCCCAGACGGTGAGCCGCACCCGCCAGCCATCGGCCGGGGGCGGGTCGGACAGCTGGGCCGACGGCGAGCCGTGGACCGTCGCCCAGGTGACATAGGGCATGGGCGTGTCGGCGGGCGCGGTGCCCGGAAACGCCCGGACCGGGTCGCCCAGCTGCGCGCGCACGGCGGCCGAGTCCTGCAGGATGCTTTGGATTCTGGGAACCATCATCGCCAGCCGGTCTCCTTGGTGTACTTGTCGATGGCCTTCCACGTAGCGTCGATTACGACCTGCGCCGCTTCCGGCCCCTTCGCCTCGCCTGCCGGCGTCAGGAATGGCTCGGCGGGCATCTTCTTGGTGCCGAACTCCTTGAAGCGCCAGTAGTACACGTCGCTCGCCGGCCGGTAGCTTTTGCCGACGCGCCGCATCCGCTGGTTGCGTTTGGTGTTAGCGTATTTCCGCCGCTGGCCGAGCATCACGCCGACGGTGTAGTACTCGCCCCCCTCACCCACGCCCGCCTTGCGCCGGTTCTTCGCGTTCGCGCGGCGGGTGACGATCCGGCGCGCCATCGCGCCGGATGCCTTGGGGGCCCTGCGCCGCGCTTCGTCACGGATCAGGTTGCCACCGGCGCGCATGCCGGCCTGCAGCGGCTTACCCTGGACAGCCTTCGGCAGGCCGCGCAGCGATTTCAGCAGACCATCCAGCCCCTCGATCTCGATGCGTTCAGCCATCGGACACGCCCGCAATGGCGATGATCGCCAACTCGCTCCGGTCGTTGCTCGGGGCAATGCTCTTGATGTCGAAGTGCCGCCCACGCATCACGATCCGCCATTGCGGATCGACCTCGCGCGGCCTGATGTCGATGCGCACCTGCTCTCGGTAGCGGTCAGCGCCGGCGGCCACTGCCTCGGTCGTCGCGGCCAGGTTGTTGGTCACCTTGGCCCAGACCGAAACCACCTCGGACCACTGAGGCTTGCCGGCGCCGCCGAGTGGGTCACGTTCCACGGTCTTGCGCTCGAACCGGATGCGGGTTTGTAGATCGCCGTCGTGCAGCGTCACGGCATCATCCTCCGTCGATAGTGGTGCAGGAACGACTTGGCGCCCTGCGGAAGCTCCACTGCGGGCGCACCGACAACCACGTCCGAGCGGTTCGCATACAGGTGCCCGATGGTGAGCAGGATGGCCGTGACGATGCTCGGATTCACGACAATGCCGTGGATGCACGCGCCAGCCTCTGCCATCGCTTCCTCATAGGCCACGTCGGCCACGCGGATGGCGGCCGCCCTCTCGTCCCGATCCTCGATGAAGGTGGCTGCCGCCAGCGCCTCAGTGCGCGCCGTGGCAGCGGCCCGGACGCCGGCAGGGTATGCTGAACGCGCATCAGCCAGCGCCTCCGGCGTTTCGTAGATGCGGCGATTGAGATACGCCTGGGCGGCATCGACCGCACCATCGATTGCAGTCTGCAGCTGCTCCGCCGGATAGTCGGCCTCGACTCGCACCTGCGAGCGGGCCTGTGCGAGCGAGACGATGGGCATGTCAGTCCTTCTTGCCTTCGGCCAGCGCGGCGGCGAGCTTGTCCACGCCCCAACGCTTGTCGAACGTGATGCCGGCCGCTTCCAGTTTGGCGATCAGCTCCGCCTTTTCTTCCTGGTCGGGGCCTCCCGAGGACTTGCCATCGGCCAGCGCGCCGGACGCGCGGGCGCCGGCTTCCAGCTCGGGCGGGCACTCGTCGCCGGCCGCGAACTCGGTTGGGTAAATCTCGCCATCGCGCACGCCGCGAAAAAGCTTGGTCAGTTTGCTCATGACTTCTCCATGCAGGGAGGGCGGCCGAAGCCGCCCACCCTTGGTTATCGACCTTCGACCCGGTTACGCGGCGATCTTCAGCGCGCGCATCGGCTCCGGGTTGTGCACGCCGCCGCCCACACGCTTGGTGGTGTAGAAGTGAACGAACGGCTTGTTGGTGAACGGATCACGCAGCACCCGCACGCCCTTGCGGTCGTAGACCGTGTAGGTCTGCTTGAAGTCACCGAACAGCGCACCGATGGCGTTGGCCGCCACGTCCGGGATGGCCGCCACGTCCTGCACCGCGAAGCCCAGCAGGGTGGACGGCTGACCTGCAATCAGCGAGGGCTGCCACAGGTAGTTGCCTTCGGTGTCCTTCAGCTTGCGCACCGAGCCCATCGTTTTCCGGTTCATGGCGAAGCGAGCGTTCGCCGTGTATGCCGACGGCAGGTCATAGACCAGGTCGATCAAGCCATCGCCAGTAATGGCCGCTGCCGCACCGCTGTTCACCGCCTTGATCGCACCGAACGGGTGCTTCGCAGCGTTGGCACCGCCTTCAACGTAGGTCAGGATGCCGAACGGCTTGTCAACGCCGTTGCCGGCGAAGAAGCCTGCGCCTTCCTGCTTGGAGAACTCCACGTCCACCTCACCGGCCAGCCATGCTTCCAGGTCGATCTCCGAATCGTCCAGGAGCTGCTGCGTCGCGGCCGGGTTTGCATACAGCTCACCCCAGCCAAAGCCCAGCGACTTGAACTTCGGGCCGGCGGTTTCGGGGCGCGCGTCCTCTTCGCCGACCCAGCCGGACGCGGTCCCGCCCATATTGAACAGCTTGGTCAGGCCCGCTCCCGAACAAGGTACGACGTTGGCCAACTGGCGCATATCCGAAAGGATCACCAGACGGTCGGTGATGGTGCGGTCCCACTCAACCGGGGCCAGGTAGCCACCGTCATCGGCCACACCCTTGTTCATGGCCGCCTGCACTTCGCCCTTGCGGAAGTGTGCCGAGAACGCGCCGCTGTACTCGGCATCGGCCAGGCCGCCGCCGGCTGCACCGCCGCCCATCTGGAAGGCGGCCATCTGGGTGTTGGCCTGGTCGACGGCAGCCTGCAGGCGCGTGATGTCGGCATTGATGTTGTCGACCTTCAGGGCCTGCAGAGCGTCTGAATTGCCCTTCTTGATCTCTTCGAGCTGCTTGGTGTGCTCGGCCTTGAAGTCGGAGAACGCCTTGTTCAGCGACTCAACCAGCGCCTTCACTTCGGGCTGGCCGCCACCATCGGCGTGCACGGAAACGAGGCCGCGCGGGATGCGGCCGTGGGTCATCTTGGTCATGTGTTGGCCTCTTAGGCTTTGATGTTGTCGAGAAGGCCCTGCAACAGAGCCGAGGTTTCGTTGCCGCCAGCGCTCGGCGTGGCGGACTCGGCAGCGCTCGGCTTGCCGTTGAACAGCGATTTCAGGGTGTCGCGCCGCATGGAGCGGGAGTGGCCTGCCTTGGCCATCGCCGCCTCGACCAAGGCAAGAGCCTTGCGGCCACCCGTTGCCTGCTTGGCATCCTTGGTGGCGGCCGCTCCGTCCAGCAGGCCATCGGCAAAACCGTCCTCTACCGCCTGGGCGGCGCCGAT